AACCGGAAAGCAGAGATTGACTTCATATGCAAGAGGCAATGTTCACGAATGCTGTTTGATTTTTGATATTGTATCAAAGACGAATAACCGCTATGGACTAAATTATTATAAAGAATGCTATCTGTGTAAGGATATTATTTCAGATGTCTTCACGGAAACAAAATTTGTTGATACGCAGGATAGTCAGGATAAGCAGGAGAGGGCAGCGGAGCTTCGTAAGCTGACAGATGAAACTGCCAAGATCGTAAGGATTCAAAGAGAAACCCCGGTATTATTTTGCGATGCACTGAAGTATCATATGAAACGAGTAGGCTGCACCGTAGAAGGATTGGCACAGGATTCGCTTATAGGTTATAAGACCATACAGAATATGCGAAACGATGAAAACTATTCCTATTCACTTACCAACGTGCTTCCATTGTGTTTGGGTATGCATTTGCATCCGGAGTTCAGTAAGGTCATGTTAGAGAAGGCAGGACTTCACTTGCTACCGACAAAAGAGGAGCATGTGGTGTATGATTTCTTGCTGAATCATTACTATAAAGCTTCCATTCATGAGTGTAATGAAGTGCTAAAAGAGTATGGAATAACGCCATTTGGAACAGAAGTAAAAGAAATTTAAAAAAATTTTTAGGGAACCGGAAATAAAACTTCCGGTTCTTTTTTTATGGAAAAATGGGACTTTTTTGTGTTTGAAAGTATTAATTCAAGCATGAAAAAGCCCCATTTTTTGTATTTTACCGGAAGTTTAGCTTACGGGGCAAATCCATTTTTTTGCCTTACCATAGTGCCATGAGGTTGGCCAATACTCAAATAATCGAAAGGAAAAAAGACGATGAACAAAGTTTTTATTTGCTCCCCATACAGGGGAAACATCGAAGAAAACACGAAGAGCGCACAGTTCTTTTCCAAAATCATTATCGGAACTGGAAGAGTACCAATTGCTCCACATCTGTACTTCCCACAGTTCTTAAATGAGGAAAATCCTCATGAGAGAATGAACGGAATCGAGATGGGGTTGGAATTGATGAATGTGTGCGATGAAGTGTACGTCTTCGGATTCACTATTACCGAGGGAATGAAGTTCGAGTTGGAACACGCTAGAAAGAAGCGCATCCCGGTACGTTTATACGATGAGTACATGAATGCAGTCAACCTTAGAACACTTCCGATTGATGAGCGTGCGACCAGTGAATATCGCAGAGCCATCAAAGGATTGCGGTTGGTGAAATAAGAAAGGAGATAGTGATTATGAATAGAGGTTTATTAATGATGTCGGAGGGATATGCCCTTTTGGCACAAGGTATCAAAGAGTTAGCAATGGGTGAGGATGTAAAACCTGCGAAAGCCTCAAAAGCGACTGTAGCAGAAAAGAAGCAGGAAACGACTCCTGAACAGGAGAAGGTGACGATTGAAGCTGTCCGCTTGGTGATGGCAGAAAAGTCCCGTGATGGAAAAACACAGGAAGTCCGCAAGATTCTGAATGAGTTTGGTGTGGATAAACTGTCAGCCGTTCCGGAAGAGAAGCTGCCTGACCTGCTTAAGAAAGTAGAGGTGCTGTAATGGCAGCACATGCAGTGTTCTCGCCATCTTCTGCAAAACGGTACTTGAATTGCCCTCCAGCGTTACAGTTGGAGCGGCAGTTTAAAGACGAACAGTCAGAGTACGCTGCAGAGGGAACTGCAGGTCATGCATTGGCAGAACACTTAATTAATAAGCATTTGAAGATTCGTACCACAAGACCGACTTCAGAATATTACACGGATGAACTTGTAGATGCAGTAGATGAATATGTCAGATATTGTGTCGGGGAAATTGAGGATGCTAAGAAGCACTGCACTGACCCGGTATTCGAAGTGGAGAGACGCACGGATGTATCAAAGCATATTGAAGGGTGCTTTGGTACAGCGGATATGGTTATTGTAACCGACCGCAAAATCCACGTGATCGATTTGAAACTGGGTAAGGGAGTCAGAGTGGATGCAGAGCGGAATGAACAGTTAATGATTTATGGTTTGGGTATTTTGGATTTCTATGAAATTCTTTATGACATTGAAACCGTGGAACTTACCATTGTTCAGCCAAGGCTTGAGCATCTGTCCACTTGGGAGATTTCCGTGGAAGAGTTGAAGGCGTGGGCAGAAGAAGAACTGGAACCGAAGGCAAAGATGGCTCTTGCCGGACTTGGAGAATTTAAGGCAGGAGAGCATTGCAGATTCTGTAAGGCAAGATTTACCTGCCGTGCCAGAGCAGAGGAGTATCTGAAAATGGCACAGATGGAGTTTGCTCCTCCTGAACTGTTATCGGATGAGGAGATTGCAGATGTCCTACTCAAAGCGGATGCCCTGAAAAAGTGGGCAGAAGAGATATATTCTTACGCACAAAACGAAGCAGTGGTCAATCACAGACAGTGGCCTGGATTTAAGTTGGTGCTTGGTAAGAGCAACCGTAAGTATACGGACGTTGCGGAAGTAGAAGAAGCTGCTAAAGCTGCCGGATACACAGACATTTATAAGAAAGAACTCATTGGCATAACCGAAATGGAGAAGCTGATGGGCAAGAAACAATTCAATGAGATTTTAGGCAAATTGGTGTACAAGCCAAGTGGCAAGGTTACCTTGGTGCCTGAAACAGATAAAAGAGAAGCAATTCATGTAGCAACCGCTGAGGCGGATTTTAAGGAGGAATAATTATGACAACACAAAACACAAAGGTTATTATCGCATGCAGACTTTCGTATGCACACATCTGGGCTCCTGACTCTGTAAATGGAGGAGACCCTAAATACTCAGTTTCCTGCATCATCGACAAGGATGATAAGGAGACAATTGCGAAGATTCAGAAGGCAATCGAACTTGCCAAGGAAGAGGGTAAAGGTAAATGGGGAGGCAAAATTCCTGCAAACCTTAAGACTCCACTTCGTGATGGCGATATCGACCGTCCGGATGATGAAGCGTATGCAGGATGCATGTTCCTTAATGCTAACAGCCGTCAGGCACCTCAGGTAGTGGATAAAAACGTGCAGCCTATCCTTGACCAGAGCGAGGTGTACTCCGGCTGTTACGGAAGGGTGTCGGTGACATTTTATCCTTACAATTCCAATGGAAATAAAGGTGTAGCGGCTGGTTTAGGGAACATTCAAAAGTTACGTGATGGCGAGGCACTTGGTTCAAGAACCAGTGCGAAGGATGAGTTCGAAGCAGTCGGTGCGGAGGATGATTTCCTTTCATAGAAGCAGAAATGGGGCGGTGGCAACACTGCCCCTTACATAGAAGGAGTTGGTAAAAATGAAGGAACTGAAAAAGGAACTGGACGCAATTAGAAAATATATCCCTTCCAATACCTATCGAACCATATTGGGACAGATGAAAGCCGGGCAGGTGGAAGCTGCCAGAGTCGGAATCGAGCGTATTCGGAAGAGGGTGGAAGGAGGCAAATTACATGGAAATGATAGCAATTGATATTGAGACGTATTCGGATATTTCACTGCCGGACTGTGGCGTACATAAATATGTCTCTTCAGATAAGTTTGGAGTAATGCTTATGGCTTACAGCGTAGATGGAGGAGACGTACAACTTGCCGATTTTATGGCCGGAGAGAAATTGCCGGAAGACGTTATGGAAGGATTACAGGACGATTCTGTGATAAAGACAGCTTTCAATGCTGCCTTTGAGCGGAATTGCCTTAGTAAGCACTTCGGCATCGAATTAAAACCGGAGTCATGGAGATGTACGGCAGTACAGGCTTCCATGTTATCGCTTCCATTATCACTTGAGGGTGTAGCGGAGGCTTTGAACCTTGATAAAAAGAAAATGTCGGAAGGAAAAGAGTTAATTCGGTATTTTTGTATTCCGTGTAAGTCGACCAAAGCAAACGGTGGCAGAACAAGAAATATGCCTTCCGATGCACCGGAGAAATGGGAATTGTTTAAATCCTATTGTATCCGTGATGTTGTGGTGGAGATGGAGATAAGGGACAAACTGAAAAACTTTCCTATCCCGGAGAAGGAACAGCGTTTGTATTGTATGGACCAACGCATTAATGACCGTGGGATCATGGTGGATATGGGACTCGTTACACAGGCGATGGCTTCTGACCTTTTATACAAAGAGGCAGCTACCAAACGTGCTTATGAATTGTCCGGGCTTGAGAATCCAAACAGCGTATCACAGCTTAAGGAATGGCTGACTGAAAAAGGTGTCGAAGTGGATTCTTTGGCTAAAGCTACCGTGGAAGAGTTGGTTGGTAAGACCGAAGGTGATGTATCTGAAATGCTCAAACTTCGTCTTGCCATGTCAAAGACCTCAGTTAAAAAGTATGAGGCAATGGAGCGGTCCGTGTGTCCGGATGGCAGAGTGCATGGTCTCTTACAGTTCTTTGGTGCTAACAGAACTGGGCGGTGGGCAGGAAGGCTCGTACAAATTCACAACTTGCCTCAAAACCACATGGAAGATTTGGAACTGGCACGCTCCATCGTGAAAGAGGGAAGATACGATTTGCTGGAACTTTTGTATGATTCCACACCGGAGGTGCTGTCGGAGTTAATCCGAACAGCGTTTATTGCAAAGCCGGGACACAGATTTATTGTAAGTGACTTTTCTGCAATCGAAGCAAGAGTCATGGGATATCTTGCAGGAGAAGGATGGGTTTTGGAGGAGTTCCGTGGAGCAGGAAAAATCTACGAGCAGACAGCTTCTAAGATGTTTCACATTCCGATTGAAGAAATCACAAAAGGTAGTCCTTATAGGGCAAGAGGCAAGGTGGCATCGCTTGCTTGTCAGTACGGTGGTTCTGAAGGTGCGCTTATCAGTATGGGTGCGCTTAATTATGTGGAGGAATCGGAACTGAAAGGGTTGGTGCAATCGTGGAGAAATGCAAATCCTCATATCGTGAAATATTGGTATGACATCGATGCAGCTGCGAAGGCAGCGGTGCGTGAGCATAAATCAACCACGGTCGGAAGAGTAACCATTTATTACAAGTCCGGCATGATGATGATTCGGCTTCCTTCCGGTAGGGAGCTTGCCTATGTCAGACCCCGGATGACGGTTAATCGATTCGGTTCGGAGAGCATCTGTTACGAAGGTGTGGGTCTTTCCAAGAAATGGTGTCGCATTGAATCATATGGTGCAAAGCTGTGTGAAAACATCGTACAGGCAATGGCAAGGGACATTCTTGCAGAAGCGATGCTTCGATTGGAAGAGGCAGGGTATCAGATTGTCTGTCATGTACACGATGAGGTGGTGCTTGAAGTTCCTGACGGAGTGTCTTCCGTGGAAGAGGTAAATGCCATTATGTCAGTATGCCCTAGTTGGGCTGAAGGACTCCCGTTATCGGCAGCCGGATTTGAAAGCAAATTTTATAAAAAAGATTAGGAGGCAGAGAACATGAAACTGTATGTATCAACGGGTAATTCCCGGATGGATAAGAAGTTTAATGGTGCAGAGATGGAATACGATGATTTTGCCAAACGCTTATCCCAAACAACCTATACGGCAGAAACCATGGAGCAGTACAGGAAACTTCCCAAAGCAAAGCAGGATGACATCAAGGATGTAGGTGGTTTTATCCTTGGGAAGCTGAAAGGTGGAAGCAGGAAGAAGGATTGTATTACTTCAAGATGTGCCATAACTCTGGACATGGACCACGGGACGGAAGACATCGTGGATGAATTGGAGATGTTCCATGATATGGAAATGCTGATTTATTCCACACATAAGCACACACCGGAGGAGCCGAGGCTTCGTTTGATTATGCCACTTACAAGAGAAGTGACACCGGATGAATACGGAGCGGTCAGCAGAATGATTGCAAGTGATATCGGAATTGAACTGTTCGATGATACCACCTATGAACCGTCCCGTCTTATGTACTGGCCGTCCACTTCTTCGGATGGTGTGTATGTGTTTAAACAGATTACCGGGAAGGTGGTAGACCCGGATGCAGTGCTTGCAAGATATAAGGACTGGAAGGATGTATCTTCTTGGCCGGTAAGTAACCGTCAGGGAGAAGTGGTTAAGCGTGAGATTAAGAAACAGGCTGACCCGATGGCAAAGGAAGGATTAATCGGTGCGTTCAACAGAGCCTATCCAATCAGAGAGGCACTTGATACTTTCCTTTCTGATGTGTATCAGCCGTCAGCTATGTCCGGTCGTTACGATTATGTTCCGGCGGATTCGGCAGCCGGAGTTGTGGTATATGAGGATGCATTTGTGTATTCCCACCATGCCACAGATCCATGCAACGGAATGCTTATGAATGCTTTTGACGTGGTAAGACTCCATAAGTTTGGTGATAAAGATGCAAAGGCAGCACCGGGGACGGAACCGGGCAAACTTCCTTCTTTTAAGGCTATGCAGGATTTGGCATCGCAGGATGACAGGGTAAAAGCAGTGCTTGCACAAGAACGAATGGAAATGGCACAGGATGAGTTTTCCGGTGTGGATGATGTAAATTGGCAGATGCAGCTTGAACTTGATAGACAGGGAAAAATCAAAGATACCCTTTTGAACATCGCAATTATTATCCGCTATGATTCCAATTTCCAAGCGGTTGTATATAACGAGTTTAAAGACACTATCGATGTGATAGGCACACTTCCGTGGAAGCAGGTAAAGCCGGGATGGAACGATTCAGACCTTGCCAATGCAAAGGTGTATTTCGAGAGGGTGTACGGTATCTGGTCACCTACCAAGTTTAAGGATGCCCTGCTTGCGGTGGTGTCATCGGAGAGAGTTTATCATCCCATCAAAGAGTATTTTTCCACACTTTCATGGGACGGCATTCCAAGAGTGGATACACTGCTCATCGATTACTTTGGTGCGGAAGACAGCCTTTATACAAGAGCAGTCATCCGTAAGACCTTGGTGGCAGCGGTAGCAAGAATCTATCAGCCGGGAATTAAGTTTGACTCCATCTTGGTTTTAAGCGGTCCGCAAGGGTTGGGTAAGTCCACCTTCTTTGCCATCCTTGGAATGAAGTGGTTTTCGGACTCCCTCTCCATCTCGGATATGAAGGATAAGACCGCTGCCGAGAAGCTGCTCGGTAACTGGATACTTGAAATCTCGGAGATGAACGGTATCCGCAAGACCGAAGTGGAAGTAGTAAAGTCATTTGTCAGCCGTCAGGATGATAAGTTCCGTCAGGCTTATGGAGTGAATGTGGAGTCCCATCCGAGGAAGTGTATCATCGTGGGCAGTACTAACTCAGAGTCAGGATTTCTTCGAGATGTCACAGGTAACAGACGTTTTTGGCCAGTACACGTTCCGGGAACCGGGATTTATTATCCGTGGGAACTGACCGAAGTAGACCAGATATGGGCAGAGGCAATCCATCTCTACAAGGAAGGCGAGGAGTTGTTCCTTAAGGGCAAAGAAGCAGAGGAAGCCTATAAGATGCAACAGGCAGCCATGGAGTCCGATGACCGTGAAGGTATTGTGGAAGAGTATCTCGACCGTCTGCTTCCGACCAATTGGGCGGAGATGGATATTTATCAGAGACGTGCGTTCCTTGGCGGTGGTGAGTTTGAGACCGTAGGCATTACCGGAACCGTGGTAAGAGAGCGTGTGTGCATCATGGAGATTTGGTGCGAGTGTTTTGGTAAGGAGCGTCAGAACCTTAAGAAGGCAGACTCCTATGAGATGGAGGCTATATTGAATAAAATCGGAGGGTGGAAGAAGTATGATGCCAATGCCTCCGGAAAGACAAAAGTACCCCTTTATGGTGTGCAGAAAACTTTTGTAAGGGTTGCATCGGAAACCACGGAAACCGATTAGCGGTTTCCCAAGGTTTCCCATTATCACATGGGAAACGTTAGTGGGAAACCATGTTGGTGCCTTGGAAATAAAGGGGTTGCGGTCTTTAGTTTCCCATTTTCCTATCTTTTCTTATTGAGAAATAAAAATAGAGATAAAAAGGATAAGAAACCATGTATATGCGCGTAAGGGGTTTAAAGGCAATGGGAAACTGCAATGGGAAACCAGAGGAGGAGTTATGCGTGAAAGTACGATTGAGAGCCGTCTGCGTGAAGAGGCAAAGAAGCGTGGAGGAATGGCTATAAAATTTGTGTCTCCGGGACTTAACGGAGTTCCGGACAGATTGGTGTTGATGCCTTATGGCAGAGTGGCGTTTGTTGAGTTGAAAGCACCGGGAAAAACTCCGAGAGCCTCACAGCTAAAAAGAAAGAGACAGCTTGAGAGACTTGGCTTTCGTGTGTATGTGGTGGACGGTGTAGATCAGATAGGAGGAGTGCTTAATGAAATACAAGGCACATGAGTATCAGTCCTTTGCCACGGAGTTTATTTTATTGAATCCGATAAGTTGCTTGATATTGGATATGGGTCTTGGGAAATCCGTAATAACCCTAACGGCTTTGTGGCTGTTGCTGTTTGATTATTTTATGGTTGGCAGGGTTCTTGTGATAGCACCGAAGCGTGTGGCAGAAAATACGTGGCCGACTGAGATTGAAAAGTGGGAGCATTTAACGGGACTAACCTATTCCATTGTGGCAGGGACAAGGAAGCAAAGGGAAAACGCTCTTATGAAGAGAGCGGATGTTTATATCATCGGAAGGGATAACATTACATGGCTTGTGGATAGCGGACTGTTTTCCTTTGACATGATAGTAGTGGATGAATTATCCAGTTTCAAATCACCCAAGGCGCAGAGATTTAAAGCCTTAAGGAAGGTGCGACCTCTGGTTAGCAGAATCGTGGGACTGACCGGAACACCGGGAAACCTCATGGACCTGTGGGCAGAGATAGGTATCCTTGATATGGGACAGAGGTTAGGTCGTTTTATCGGAGGTTACCGTGACAGGTTCTTTGTACCGGATAAGCGTAACCGTGAGATTATCTTTTCCTACAAACCAAGAGAGGGTGCAGAGGATAAAATCTATGAACTGATATCGGACATAGCCATTTCCATGAAGGCAGTGGATTATCTTGATATGCCGGAGTGCATTTATAATCGGGTTGAGGTGTCCATGTCAAAATCAGAGATGGCTCTGTACGAGCAGCTTCGTGAAGATATGATTATTCCCATTGGGGAAGGTGAGGATATCGATGCGGTAAATGCCGGAGCCTTAAGTAACAAGTTACAGCAGATGGCAAACGGTGCTGTGTATGATGAGTCCGGGAACGTGCGCCTGATTCATGACAGGAAGTTGGATGCTTTGGAAGATTTGATTGAAGCTGCCAACGGCAAACCGCTTCTGGTGGCATATTGGTTCAAGCATGACAGAGACAGAATTAAGGAGCGGTTCGATGTCAGAGATATCAATACGGCAAAGGACATCGAGGACTGGAATGCCGGAAAAATCCCCGTGGCATTAATCCATCCGGCTTCGGCAGGACACGGACTGAATTTACAGGAAGGTGGTTCTACCATCGTGTGGTTTTCTAATATTTGGCCACTTGAGTTGTATCAGCAGTTGAATGCAAGACTCTGGAGACAGGGACAGAAACACACGGTAGTGATAGAGCATATTGTGACAAAGGATACGATTGATGAGGACATTCTCGTATCCCTTGAGAAAAAAGACAATTCGCAGGAAGCAATGATTGCTGCGGTTAAGGTAAGGATTGGAGGTGGAGAGCGTGAGAGCAGAAGCAATGTTTAAGGAATATAAAACCATGAAAAAGGAACTGTCGGTGCTTCAGTTTCAGATGAGTCAGTTCAAAGGCGTGGATGAGAATGACCTCATTCTCTCCATGCAGTTTTCCCACCCGGAAGGAGGAGACCGGGTTCAGACAAGTAACATATCCGATAAGACGGCATCGGTAGCCATGAACTATAAGCGGAGGATGGAAAGGGAAAATGACGAGTGGTTTGATTTCCTTTTTAGCAGATACCGTTATGTCAGTGAGGAAGTAGCATTCTTTGAAAGCAGTGTGGCAGCACTGCCGGATATTCTTCCGAACCTTGTAATGGATATGGTTGAGAAAGCAGAAACGTGGGATGATTTGATGTATAAGTACAACATCGGACGTTCCACCATATCAAAGTATAGAAAACGTGCCATAGCACTTTTGGAAGAAGTTTATGAATTACGAGACAGGCAGACGGAAGCCTATATTTTAAGTTAGGAGGGATTACGATGTGTAAACGTGGAGACATATATTTTGTGGATTTTGGAAACAATCACGATTCCCATAAGCAGAGTGGAATCAGACCTGCTATTATCGTGAGCAATAATAAGGCAAATGCAAACTCGCCTGTGATTACGGTTGTTCCGTTATCGTCAAGGGTGTGGAAGAGAAGATACCTTCCGACTCATGTGTTTATTCCGCTTAAGAGAGGAAGCGGACTGGACAGACCGAGCATGGCACTTGCCGAGCAGGTGGAGACCTTGGATAAGAAATACCTTGGAGAAAAAATCGGAGAGATTTCCGATGAAATGATAATGGAGAAGCTGACGGTGGCTCTCCAGATACAGATAGGAGCATACAGTGAGTACAATTGATTTTAGGGTGCGGATAGTCCCAGAGAGGATTTATCTGCACCCGTTTTTTGTATGGATTCATAAAAGGGAACTATTCGTGAACTAATCGTGAACTGACATACTACTTTTTTTGTGTTATTGTTAAGATGGTTAAACAGGAAGGGAGCAGAGATGCTTCCTTTTTTTGTTGCCCGTGGCGGTTGGCTTTCCAATCCTTTCACTCCGCCACGTTACATAGAAGGGAGGAATGGCAGATGCCAATGAAACCAAGAAAGCCGTGTCACCATCCCGGCTGTCCCAAACTGACGGATGGACAGTATTGCGATGAGCATCGTGTGTTACACCGAGGTGACAGAGAAAGCAGTAGCAAGCGTGGTTATAACAGCAGATGGCAGAAGGCAAGAGCGAGGTACTTAAAGGCGCATCCCTTGTGTGTGTTGTGTGCAAAGCAGAACCGTTACGTGAAGGCAACCGTTGTAGACCATATCAAACCCCACCGTGGAGACCCGGTGCTGTTTTGGGATGAGAGCAATTGGCAGAGCCTTTGTAAGCCGTGTCATGATAACAAGACATGGAAGGAGGATGCAAACCCCGTCTATGAGTTATAGGTGGATGTTTTCTAGTTAGTGTTGTAAGGTATTAGTAAAAAGGAAAGGAGTTCACGATTATGATGGACGATTTGACAAGGATTTTTTACGATGCCACGATTGACCGGATGGAGATGCATGAGTATGAGTTCTCCAAGGGAATCGGAAAGAAAAAGAATGAAGAAGAGATGGAAGCAACACACAAGTGGGAAGAAGTACTTAAGAAGCTGACCCCGGAAGAGAGGACTTTGTTTGAAGAGTACAGCAATGCCAGAGCCAGTTCGGAAGCAGCAAGAAATAAGTATTTGTACGAGTCAGGCTTTAAGGACGGTGTGAAAGTGCTTAAGGAACTGATGAGTTGGTAGGGGTGGGGGTGTCTTAACCTCTGTGACCTTACCACACGAAGACCGGGCTGCCCTCAAACGCATATTTTCGCATATAAAGCAAAGGGGGATAGGCAAGACGGTAGATATTTTTCGCAAAATGGTGTTAAAACCTACGAAAATCCAAGGTGAGTTTTGAAAAAAAGTATATAAAAACAGTGTTTTTAATGGGTAAAAAAGCGCAAAAAGAGGTGCTTTTTTACCCATTTTTTATGTCCGTTCAAAGAAAGGATGTGGAGGGTATGACGGAACAACAATCAAGGCAGATACGGGAAATGCGTGAGCAGGGCATTGGCTATCGTTCCATTGCCCTTTCGGTAGGGCTGTCCCGTGACATTGTGAGGAACTTCTGTAAAAGCAGAGGGCTGTCCGGTTACGGTTCGGCACTTACAAGGAACATTCAGGAACAGGTGATGCTTGGGAAAGCGTGTCTGTATTGTGGAAAGGAAATCAAACAACCGGATACCGGGAGGCCGAGGAAGTTCTGCTCAGCAGATTGCAGAAGGGAATGGTGGAGAGGTCATCCGGAGAAAAGGACACAGAGGGAAACAGCATTGTATCCTTGCGTGTGTACCAGATGCGGTAAGGAGTTCTTAAGCTACGGAAACCAGACACGGAAGTATTGTAGTCACGAATGTTATATCAAAGCAAGATTTTGGGAGGTAGAAGATGAAAACAGCAAAGTTAGCCGTGCTGCCAATTAAGGACTTGAATCCGGCAGAGTACAATCCCCGTAAGAAATTGAAGCCGGGGGATAAGGAATATGAAAAAATCAAAAGTTCCATTGTGGAGTTTGGTTTCGCAGACCCCGTTGTGGTTAATTCCGATATGACGATTATCGGTGGACACCAGAGGGTAACGGTGGCAGCTTCACTTGGATACACGGAAGTGCCGTGTGCGATTGTGGATGTAGACAAAACACAGGAGAAGGCATTAAACATTGCCCTTAACAAAATTACGGGCGAGTGGAATCAGGAACTGTTGGCAGATTTGATTGAGGATTTGCAGAATTCCAACTTTGATGTGGGAACGACAGGTTTCGAACCACCGGAGATAGAGCAGTTGTTCTCAAAGGTACATGATAAGAAGATTGAGGAAGATGACTTCGATGTGGAAGCGGAACTGAAGAAACCGACCGTTGCTCAAATGGGTGATGTGTGGATTCTTGGCAAGCATCGTGTCATCTGCGGTGATTCCATTTTGCCGGAAACTTACAATGTACTTATGGAAGGTAAGAAGGCAAACCTAGTCCTGACCGATCCCCCTTACAATGTAAATGTGGAAGAGACAGCCGGGAAGATTAAAAATGACAATATGGCAGATGAGGATTTCTACAAGTTCCTCTTTGCTGCCTTTGTAAATATGGAACAGAACATGGAGGCGGATGCCTCCATTTATATTTTCCACGCAGATACGGAGGGACTTAATTTCCGTAAGGCATTTGCCAATGCCGGGTTTAAGTTATCCGGTTGTTGCATTTGGAAAAAGAATGCTCTGGTGCTTGGGCGCAGTCCTTATCAGTGGATTCACGAGCCCTGTCTCTTTGGTTGGAAAAAAGGTGGCAAACATCTGTGGTATTCGGACAGAAAGCAGACTACCATTTGGGAGTATGACCGTCCGAAAGCGAGTAAAGACCATCCAACCATGAAGCCGATTGCCCTGATGGCATATCCGATTCAGAACTCGTCCATGATGGGCTGCGTGGTTCTGGACCCGTTCCTCGGTTCCGGCTCCACCCTTATGGCCTGTGAGCAGACGGGACGTATCTGCTATGGTGTGGAACTGGATGAGAAGTTCGTGGATGTAATTGTCAACCGTTATATGGAGATGAAAGGTTCTGCGGAGGACGTGTTTGTTATCCGTAATAATATGAAAATTTCATATCAGAACTTATTAGCTGAAACGGATTATAATGAATAAATAACTTGCTATTCCCTTCATTTAGAGTGATGTATGTAGTACCAAAAAAGAATGGAGGGAATTACATATGAGATTTAAAACAGCGGTAGAGAATCGAAAGAATGTAGTAAAGGCAATGGAAGAAGTATTGGGTGTGAGGGCAAAATACCTAGGTCCACCTACTTTCAACTATGAAGTGGGTTGTTTTACAGTGGACCGGGATGGCAACGTAGATACGGATTCCGAAGAAGAGGGAACAAGGATGCAGAATGAATTGATTGAAAGAGGCCTTGCACAAGAGGAAAGTGACAAATTGAATATAGCACTTCCGCTTGACGGGTTGACATCGGGGGCATTAAAAAACCTCATTTGTATGATTCATAGCAAGCAGTACCTTTTAGAAAAAGCGGTAGGAACGCAGGTTTTTAAGATTCCTTATACGTTGGTCGCGAAACTTGAAGCAGAAGTGGAACCTACCCTAGAGAAGGTAATGGAAATCATTTCAGAAGAAGAGCCCATCGGATTAGGGTTTAAAGGGGATAAGATTTGTTTTGACGGGTTCCCTTTGAGTGCGGATTCCGGCAGGGCATATTGTGAATTGGTGGCTGCCATGGTAAAAGCCTCCAAGGAGCAAAAACGCATTAGTCCCAAGGAAACTATCGAGGAAAATGAAAAATACTACATGAGAATTTGGCTTGTAAGACTTGGCTTTGACGGCAAAGATGGTAAGGAGGTTAGAAACCTCCTGCTTTCCAAACTCAAAGGTCATACAGCATTTCGAACCGAAGCTGACAAGGAAAAATGGAAAGAGAAATACAGCAATAAGACAACAATTGCAACCGAATAACAGGGGTGACTTTTGCCATAAAATACACAATTTGCAGTCATAATGTTTGTGTACATTACGACTCATAATTAACTGGATATAATGTACTTTTAGAGCGAATATGTACCTACCGAAAGGGAAGAAAACCAAAAAGGAAGGGACATAAAATGAACGAAAAGACAAGAAACCAGATTGAAGAAATGAAGAAGCAGACCATCGGAGTTGAGGTTGAAATGTACAACATCACAAGAGAAAAGGCAACAAGAACCATTGCCGCATTTTTCCACACCGAAGAAACGGTAAGATACATCGGAGGCGGATACGACGCTTGGGGATGCAAAGACAATAGAGGCAGAGAGTGGAAAATAACAAGGGACGTAAGCATTCAGGCATCTTGCGATAGCGAGAAAGCGGAACTTGGAACCCCGATTTTAACCTACGATGACATTCCAGACTTGCAGGAAATCATCAGACAGCTTCGGCACAACGGAGCAAAGAGTGACCCGGCCCACATGTGCGGAGTACACATTCACATCGGACTCGGACAGCACAACGCAAAAACGCTTCGAAACCTCGCCAACATTATGGCAAGCCACGAAAACCTTTTGATTTCCGCAATGAGACTTGACCGGGGCAGAATTAACCGCTACTGCAACACGGTTGACCCTTCCTTCCTTTCGAGATTGAACCGCAGAAAGCCAAGAAGTATGGAACAGCTTGCAGACATTTGGTACGAAGGGGTTTGGGGAAGCAGAAACGCACATTACAACGATTCACGCTACAGAATGCTGAATTACCACGCTTGCTTTACACACGGAACCATTGAATTCCGGTGCTTCCAATTTGCAAACAAGGGAAACGGCAGACTTGGCGGATTGCACGCAGGAGAATTAAAGAGTTACATACAGCTTTGCCTCGCACTGAGCCAAATGGCAAAAACGGTATCGAGTGCAAGCCCGAAGCAACCGCAGGTTGAGAATCCAAAATACGCAATGAGAACATGGCTTTTACGCCTCGGATTCATCGGAGAGGAATTTGAAACAGCAAGAGAAATCCTTACAAAGAACCTTGAAGGAGACACAGCCTTCAGACACGGACGAGTTGCTTGAAGGCCTCAGCTTTGAGGCCCACCGACCGCTTCGGCGGTCTTAAGGTGGTAGGAGGGAATACCCTTCAGAAAGGATGGACAGAATATGGAAAAATATTACTTAGCATACGGAAGCAACCTTTCCGTAGCACAAATGGCACAGAGATGCCCCGATGCAGTTTATGTCGGGACGGCAGAAATTGAAAACTACCAACTTCTTTTTAAGGGAAGCCAATCGGGAAGTTACCTTACCATTGAGCCGAAGGTTGGCAGCAAGGTTCCGGTTTTGGTTTGGAAAATCAGCAATCGGGATGAGATGTACCTAGACCGCTATGAAGGATGCCCTACCTTTTACTATAAAAAGGAAATGGCGGTAGAAATGAAGGGAATCCACAAAGGTGAGGATTTGGGTAAGGTGGAAGCCATTGTTTACATCATGCATGAAGACAGAGCGCTTGGATGCCCCACAAAGTATTACTACGACACCTGCCTTGAAGGTTATTGCCGATTTGGTTTCGAGCAGACGGTGCTTCAGCAAGCACTTTACGATAGTGTTGGAAAGCGGGTCGGAAAACATTTACTGAAGGAGGTTGGATACTTTTATGAATAGAATGAGATTTCCGAGCAGAGAAGAAGTGGAGAGGGTACGAGCAGAGTACCCTCAAGGAACAAGAGTTGTTCTTGAACGGATGGATGATATACAGGCACCTCCTATTGGAACGAAGGGTACGGTCCGAGGAGTGGATGATACAGGTTCGATAATGGTCAATTGGGACAACGGTAGCGGACTCCATGTTGTTTATGGAGAAGACCGATGCAGAAAAATCACAGAAGGGAGGGAAGAGGCATGAAGGTAGCCACATATTGTAGAGTTGGAAGGGTGGAGAACCCGGAAGAGGCATTGGCAAAGCAGAAGGCTCGCTTGGAAGCGTTCTGTAAGGAACAAGGATATGAAGTTGCACATACCATAACAGCTTTGGATAAAGGCACGAGAATCCTTGCATTCAACGAAGCCAAACAGCTGATTGAGTTAGAAGTAGTGGATGGAATTGTAGCAGAGAAGTTCAGTGACCTTGCGAGAAACAGCACGATGCTTAAGGGACTTAGGGATTTTGCCAAAGAGCATAATGCGGTGGTCGTGGATGTTCATAACAGAAAATTATAGGAGGAAAGAATATGGCAAAGTGTCAATGTTGCAGTAGAGAGATGCTAACCGCAGATGGATGTGGAGTTGAAGAAATACATATAGGCGGCAAGATTTATCCGAGAATCCGATGCGGAACAGCAGAAGATTTGTTTGGAGAAATGGAAGAAGGGAGTCGTTGTCATGACTGCGGAGCCAAGGTGGGATTTTTCCACCATTGGAACTGCGATGCAGAACGATGCCCGGTTTGTGGAGAACAATTGCTTAGTTGTGATTGTGAAGAGGTATATGTTGACAATAGTAACGAGGTGGACGATGACGGAGAAAATTAAAGAACAGATACTTGCCGTAAGAGACACAGGACGCACCAATATGCTCGACAGCAACGTGGTTCAGGTGATTGCGAATGAAATGCACTTCTTTGAACTTGTGATTTTCATTGAAGAAAATAGGGAGGCATACGGCAAATTCATCCTGACGGGCGAGTGCTAATATACACAAAAAGTACCTCTAAATATTGGTAGGATTGAAGGGCAGATATTACTGGATATATCTGCCTTTTAGAGCGAATATGTACCTACCAAAAGAAAAGGAGGATGTACATTATGTTTAAAGAAGGCTCAATCGGAAATATGAAAGACGGTAAGGTGGAGGACATTTGCCATTATTGGGCAAAGGTGTATGACGAACCCAGCGAGTACGGAATCAACGGCGGCAGAATTTCAAAGCTGATGATTCAGAAGGGCGGAGTTACGACCTGCAATTACGACAGAGGTTGGGATGTAGAGCCGAAAGACGAAGCAACCAAGTTGGCATTATGCATTTTACTGAACGAATATAACTAAGATTTACACGATAAGGGATTCCCACGGGAGTCCTTTTTTTGTTGCCATGAAACGGAGGTGAGGACAATGGCGCAGAGAGGAAGAAAACCGAAGCCAACGGCAATCAAGGTGCTTGAGGGCAATCCGGGCAAGCGTAGCCTTAACACGGCCGAACCAAAGCCGGAAAAGAAGGCTCCCCGTTGTCCTTCATGGCTTGAAGAGGAAGCAAAGAAGGAATGGAAGCGTATGAGTAAGCAGTTGGAGCAACTCGGTATCCTAACGGAAATCGATATGGCTGCTTTTGCAGGATATTGTCAGGCATACGCACGTTGGAAAGAAGCAGAGGAATTTATCACACAGCATGGAACAATCGTAAAAACTCCGAGTGGTTATTGGCAGCAGGTACCGCAGGTATCTATTGCCCAGACCTACCTTAAGATTATGAATAAGTTTTGTGAGCAGTTCGGTCTTACCCCGTCAGCACGAAGCAGGATTGTTTCGGATGCGGGAGAGGATAAGGAAAGTGATGAAATGGAACTTCTTCTGCTTAAGGGAGGAGGCAAATAATGTTTGATGTGACAAAGGCAGATCATGCGGTTAATTTCATAAACTGTCTGAAGCACACCAAGGGTAAGTGGCGAGGTGTTCCGTTTGAACTTCTCGGTTGGCAGGATGAGATTATCCGTACCCTTTTCGGAACGGTTAAGGAAAACGGATACCGTCAGTACAATACTTGCTACTGTGAAATCCCGAAGAAAAATGGTAAGTCGGAATTGGCGGCTGCCATTGCATTATATATGACTTGTGGTGACGGAGAATGGGGAGCGGAAGTATATGGTTGTGCTTCCGACCGCCAACAGGCATCCATCGTATTTGATGTGGCAGTGGATATGGTAGACCAATGCCCGGCACTTAAGAAAAGGATTAAACCCGTTATGTCAGTAAAACGTCTGGTGTATAAGCCGACCAACAGTTTCTATCAGGTGTTGTCAGCTGAAGCATACACCAAACACGGTCTGAATGTTCATGCGGTTATATTTGACGAGTTACACGCTCAGCCGAATCGTGAACTTTTTGATGTTATGACAAAGGGTTCCGGTGATGCGAGAACACAGCCTCTGTATTTCCTGATTACCACAGCCGGGAACGACAGAAATTCCATCTGTTTTGAACAGCATCAAAAGGCAGTGGATATTTTGGAGGGTAGAAAAATAGACCCCACTTTTTATCCGGTCATTTACGGTGCATCCGATGAGGATGACTGGACGAGTGAGGCTACTTGGTACAAAGCAAATCCATCTCTAGGAGAGACCATTGATATTGAAAAGGTAAGAAATGCCTATATCAGTGCAAGAGAGAATGCTGCAGAAGAAAATATCTTCCGACAGCTTCGTCTGAATCAATGGGTAAAGCAGTCCACCCGTTGGATGCAGATGGATAAGTGGGATGCGTGTGCGTTTCCGATTGACGAAGAGGAACTTATCGGAAGGGAATGCTATGGCGGTCTTGACCTTTCAAGTACATCGGATATTACGGCTTTTGTGCTTGTGTTCCCACCGAGGAACGATACAGAGAAATACATCATTCTTCCTTATTGTTGGATACCGGAAGATAACATGAGGCTTCGTGTAAGAAGAGACCATGTTCCATACGATGTGTGGGCAGCAGAAGGATGCTTGGAAACCACGGAAGGGAATGTCATCCATTACGGATTTATTGAAAAGTTCATCGAGGAACTTGGGGAGAAATACCATATCAAAGAAATCGCATTTGACCGTTGGGGAGCAACACAGATGGTTCAGGATTTGGAAGGTATGGGATTTACGGTCGTGCCTTTCGGTCAGGGTTATAAGGATATGAGTCCACCGACCAAGGAACTTATGAAGCTTACCCTTGAGGAGCGTATCGCACATGGCGGTCACAAGGTGCTTCGGTGGATGATGGATAACGTGTATGTCAGACAGGACCCGGCAGGAAACATCAAAATGGATAAGGAAAAGTCCACGGAGAAAATCGATGCTGCCGTAGCAACCGTTATGGCACTGGACAGAGCCATCCGTAATCAGGGGAACGAAGGCAGTGTTTATGATGACCGAGGCATTCTTGTTTTCTGATGCAACCATGTTTTACCGTAGTGTGTCAAACATTACTTCTAACCGGGTATGGTTAGCAGCTTTCGGCAGTTTTGCTCTGCTAAATACATCCACGCATTTATGTGCTATACTGACCTAAACTTAAGAGAAGGAGG